GGTGAACTCATCTGCGTTAAATCCTTGAGCATTCCAAACGGCTTTTTGGATGTCTTTTCTAGTGAACTCATTGTCACCAAATCTGTTCGATAATTCTCTAAATACTGATTGCTTAATTGTTCTCATAATTCTAATTGTTTTAATGGTTAAACGTATTTTAATACTTGTGTGTAAATCGGTTTCTTCGTGATGGTAAGTCGGATTCTGTCATCAATCTCCACCACAAATTGTTCATCTTCTGTAGTTCCAATGTTCAGCACATTTGCTGAAGATAAGTCTAACTTTTTCATCCAATATTCTCGGAGATATGCAAGTGAATCTAGTGCAGTTTTCTTGCTTGAAAAGTCAATGTTCTCAAAGCAAAATCCGTTCTTTAGGTCATAGCCGTAAATGTTATAAATGTTTCTCATAATTCTAGTTGTTTAAGGTTAAAAGGTTAAGTTTAAATTTAGTTCTGTTCCACCACGTAAAGTGTTGGTATTCTTCTTCAGTGAAGATTTCTGTTCTGATGATATCACTACCATCTTGCCTTGTCTGTAATGCGTGTAATCCACTCGGCAATACAATGTGTTTGAGTATTCTGTTCATAGTTCTAATTGGTTTACTGATTAATAAATTCTTTCTGATAGTAGTTCCAAGCATCTTGCCTAGTGTACAACTTGTTTCGGTATTGAGCATCTTGACTTGCCCAAAATGATACTCCATCTTTCGATAGTTCAATGACATTGTCACTTTTCAACCAAGTCTCAAACGTTATCTTGTTTGAAAGATGGTTGTCCACTTCGATTGTAATCTTGTTTTTCTTCATAATTCTGTGATTTTCAAGTATTTATGTTTTTACTTGTGTTATAGGACTATTCCCACGACAATATAGTGAATTTTCGTCTAATATCTGTCTAATATTTGTGATTTATTCATCTGAGTAATTGTCTTTTGTTTTTGACCTATCTGAACATAGGCTAACAAAGGGATTGCGAGATGCTGAATATCTCGAAATGTTTAGGCAATATGATGAAGGGACAGAGGTTATGAGATGTCTCTAATCATCTCAATACTTTAAGAGTTTAAAGTTCTTTAGTTCTCTTTTGTATCTGTTCCTATGGATGTGGAGGTAGTTCCCCTTCATTAGATTGGGAGTTCCACGCAGATTGATGCAAGGGTAAAACCTACGACAATCGTAGTGGTGGTAAGGGCTGATCCTACCTCAACTAAAAGTCAAAAAAATCAGAAACAACGAAAAAAAAACGTGAAATGTCGAGCAAAAAAAATCGGTTTTCTCTGGGGGGGTGCGTCTTCATCATATCATATAACCCAAACACTACACCTATCTAATAAAATTTTGTACCTTTGGGATATACGTATAATTTAAAAATTAAGAACCATGGATGGATTAACAATGAAAGATGGGAGATTAATTAATGATCGCCCTGTAGGTATTTCTGGTATATCACAAGCTGCTATGTTACGCAAGGCTAACAAGCAAAGAAGCACAACTCAAGATATTGCATTGGGTATTGAACTTGCTGATGACAGAAAAGAAATGAAACAAGCAATTAAGAAATTTTTAAAGTAAGATTTACTGTTTTGTTTTAAGGGGTGACTTTATAGTTGCCTCTTTTTTTGTTTTATTGTGACAGGTTTATAGATAATAGTATAGTATTGTGACAAATAAATGACAGTTTGGTGACGAATTTAAATACTTAACTATTTGATTATCAAAGTGGTGATAGTTTGTGACAATTTAAAAGGGTCGTATAGGGAGTGATAGTTATAAAAGGAGGAAAAAATATATATATATATAGGGAAAAAAGTTTGTCACCTTGTCACGAGTTTTGAAATGGAATAATTATTGTATCTTTGTATGTATAACATTTAAATCAAATCAAATGAATAATCCAATGGGAGGGTATTCACCTAAAGAACTTACGATAGGTGTAGACTCACAAAAGAAACTTCTTCAAGGTATCTCTATGATATCGAGTGCAGTTAAGAGCACACTAGGACCTATGGGTCAAACAGTAATAATTGAATCACCTCATCACACGCATGGAATGACAGTCACCAAGGATGGTGTCACTGTTGCCAAGAGTTATGACATGGCAGACCCTGTAGGTAATCTTGCCGTAAAGATGATGAAAGAAGCGTCAGCTAGAACTGCTACCTCAGCAGGTGATGGGACTACTACTGCTATAGTGTTAACAGAGGCGTTAGTTAAAGAGGGGTTGCAAAAGATTACTGGTGATGTAAACAAGACAGAAGTTCTAAGACATCTAGCAAGTGAGACTGAAGGGTTGGTAAAGTCTTTAAAGAAAGAAAGTAAGAAGGTAACAAAGAAGAGGTTAGTTGATGTGGCAACTATATCAGCCAATAACGACAGGGTCATAGGAAAGATAATCTCTGACTGCTACAACGATGTTGGCAAGAACGGCATAGTCACTGTAGAGAACTCACCGACACCTGAGACTTTTTATGAAACCACGAAAGGTATTAAGATAGATAAGGGATATTCGTCACCGATGTTTATCAACCACCAAAAGAAAGACGAGTGTATATTGGAAGATGTGCATATACTAGTATGTGATGCAGAGATCAGTAACATACTTCAGATAGAGAATGTGTTGAAACCAATCATACAAGATAAGAAAAAAATATTAATTATATCGCCATGTACTACCAATGTGATAGCCACTTTGGCTGCCAACGTTCAGAAGAGGGGGTTACACTTATGTACAGTTCCACCACCAAACTTTGGATATCGTCAGCATGAGCTGATGCAGGACATAGCGTTGTCGGTAGGAGCTACATATTTTTCGGAGAAGACAGGTGACGATTTAAGCCTCATTGAATTTACAGACTTAGGGTTTGCTTCCAGGGTGATAGTTGGGAGAGACTCTTCTGTAATTTTAAGTGAGGCTGACCAAAACAAGGATGTGGACCAAAGGGTATCTGAGTTGTGGGATGCACATAAGGTAACCAAAGCAAAGCAGGACAAGGATTTTATTCTCCAGCGAATCGCCTCCTTAACAGGAGGGATAGGAGTTATCCATGTAGGAGGTAACACAGACCTTGAGCAGAAGGAGTTATATGACAGGGTAGACGATGCAGTGTGTGCAGTACGTTCAGCTTTAGAGGAAGGGATACTTCCAGGAGCAGGAATGGCACTAGCAAAAATATGTGCACCCTTTCACTTCAAGAGAAATGAAAAAAAGGAAACCAAGGAGCTTATGGTAGCGAGAGATATTATGTACAATGCTCTGCAAGCTCCATGGAGACAGATACTTATAAACGCAGGTCTAGAACCTGATGATATTCTCAAAGACCACTACCTTAGTGGATTTGACTATGGATATGATTTAAAGACTAAGGAATATGGTGACCTAATAGAGATGGGTGTCATTGACCCTACCAAGGTAACTAGGTCAGCTCTTCAAAATGCAGTGTCTGTTGCAGTAACTATTTTATCAACCAATGCTATTATTACAATGGCTAGAACATACGAGACCGAATGAAGCCAATAGGAAAATATATCGTGATTGATGAAATCAAAGAAGAGATCAGTACAGAGTCAGGAATACTTTTAACTGCTGAAGACACAAAAGACTTGAGGTATAAGAAGGGTGTGGTTGTGATGCCTGGAACAGATGTGGCAGTAGTAAACACTGCTGATGAGATATACTATGACTCAAGGGCAGGCTACAAGATGGTAATCAACGGAACGCAGCACACAGTTATTTCTGAGTCTGATGTCGTTGTTGTCTTGTAAAAGCGTTCATTTCTGTTATAAAATTTCGATACACCTTATCGGTGTATGATACGTTTCTAAGAAACATAGGGTTGCCATCATTACTTGTAGGAATTTCCTTCCCATTGAGGTATTTGTATATTGATGTGGTGACCCTTTTTCCTTTTGTAGAAAGTTGATATAGAGCTTTTCTTTTACCCATTCTTTTTCTAAAGACCTCAATCCACCCTGCCTGTCTTAGATTTTCAAATCTGTTTTTATTCCAACTGATTAACTCATCGAACTCTTTAAATTTATCTTTTGAAAAGTATTGTTCTGATTTTAAAAATAGTAGGATGTCAAGGTCTGCTTGTGTTAGTCCATGTTTTGCTTTTATAAACTGACGCACTACCCTCCAATATTTTAAGTAGTCTGATTGCATAAAATTTAATTTAGTAACTTTGTTGTAAAGATACAAATTATGACTGACGAAGAAAAAAAGGCTGCTGCTGCCAAAAAAAAAGAGAACGAGACCTCAACTTTTAGGCAAAGCACTGCTAATGCAATTGCTGATTTAAAGTCACAAAACAAAAAGCTTACCTCTGAGGCAATCGCAAACAGAAAGGAAAAAAGAGCTTTAGCTAAAAAGAAGAGGAAAGAGGCTAATAGAAAAAGAGTGTCAGACAAGTATACTAAAATAGCTGGGCTTCAAGGGCTTCAAGGGCTTCAAGGATTAACAACTACAAAAAAGAAAAAGTAATGGGAAAATTATTTATAACAATAGGGAAATGGATGCAGTCGGTATGGTGTAAATTTCAGTGTAGCTGGAATACATTACTATCTAAGATAATGTTTAATATATTAAGCTGCCCAAATCAAACATGTAATTGTAAATAAATTTTTTATGGCAAAGAAAGGTAGAACAAAAGGAAACAAGATTTGTCCTGCAGGTATTGCATGGGCAAGGAGAACATTTGACAAGTACCCATCTGCCTATGCTAACATGGCTGCCAGTAAATATTGTAAAGACCCTAACTACGCTAAAGGTAAAAAGAAATAAATATGCCAAAAGATAAAACAATAGTAACTACTGCTTCTGTTACAAAAGTAAAAAATGACAAAAAGAAAAGAAAGAGTCGTTCTACATTTGAATCAGAAAATAGAATTTCAAAAAAAGTTACTAACGGAGGAAATATAAAACGGAAGTCAGCAACCTTACAAGATGATGGTAGTTTGGTAATTGCAGTTAATACTTCTAGAAAACCTGTTGGAAGAAAAAGAACAATTAATAAAAAAAATAGAGCTGCTAAAAAGTTAGAAAGAATGACTAAAAGGTTTAACAAACAACAGAGTCGATTTAATGGGTGAGCTTAAGAAGTGGAGAGATGAGAAGTGGGTGCGTATAGGACTTGATGGTTCTATCAAAGGTGCTTGTGGTACAAGCAAGGACACTAAGAACCCTGACCGTTGTTTACCTTTAGCTAAAGCTAAGTCTATGACTAAAGCTGAAAGAGCAAGGACAGCACGTAAAAAGAAAGCTTCTAAAAAAACTGTTGTAGCAAATACACCAAGAGCAAGAGTAACTAAAAGATATAAAAAATAAATAAAAATGGCAATACCAAGCGGAACAAAATTTCATGGAGTAGCTCCATCCGTAAACACACAGAACAAGGGGTCTTCTTTGGCAAACGAACAAAGAGACACATATACTATTGAAGAAATTCAAGCAGGTGGAAATCTCTCTACTGTTTTAAATAATGGAAATGAAACAGAAGGAAACGATATTGAGTTTACAAGTGGAGATTCAATTATTGCAGATGGTGATTTAGCAATAAAAAGCAAAACCACAGGTGAGGTTATTGCTATTTTTAGACCAAATAATGGAGTTTTGTTTTATTATAACAACGATAAAAAATGTGAAACCACAAGTTATGGATTTAGAGTAGGTGGTGATTTAAGAGTAACAGGGTTCTTAGATTTATTTCAACAAAATAATAACACTTTCGCAGGAACAAATGCAGGGAATCTTGACAATACAACTGGAAACTCTAATGCAGGTTTTGGAGAGAATGTAATGTCTGAAATTACTACTGCATCACAAAATACAGGAGTAGGTTTAAACTCTCTAAAAGATAACACTACAGGGAATTCAAATACTGTAATAGGAGCAGAGGCTTTAAATCTTAATATTGGAGGTTCTAATAATACTGCAGTTGGGCGTGATGCTATTTCAAGTGCATCAGCAGGAGCAGGTAACACTGCAGTTGGTAGTGAAAGTTTAAAGTCAAAATTAACGTCAAACTTTAATACTGCAATTGGATTTCAAAGTTTAAATAATTTAACCACAGGTTTTAGAAACACTGCAATAGGTAATGGAGTAGGGTCAACATTAACGACAGGTTCAAAAAATATAATTATTGGAGATGAAGCTGAACCTAGTGCACCTAATGTGATTGGTGAGCTAACTATAGGTAATCAAGATATAAATAAGTTTAGAATTCCTGGGATTCAACAAGGTGCTGCTGATGGCTCTAAGCTTGAGTATGACGCTTCAACCGATGAATTAATTTTAAAGGAAACAGTAACTTTAATTCCTGAGTTTATAACTGCAACACCAGGTGGAAGCTCAGTCATTACTACTACTAAAAATATAATTGACCTGACATGGTCAGGGGGTTCAGGAACTTTTACTTTAACACTACCTTCAGCAACTGCAATACCATATAGGTTTTTAAGGATAGTAAACGACTCTACTATTAGTGCAAATGATAAGGTAGATATTGCTGCTCCTGTTGGTGAAACTATTGATGGTGCTGCAACATATGAAATAAACAAACCATATAATGGAGTTGCAATTTGGTCGGATGGAACTAATTGGATAGTAATACAAGCAAAATAATAACACTAAGTAATGGCAGATAAAAGTAAAATGCCTTGCAACAAACCTAGACCTTCTGACCGAGCAGGTAAAAAGAAAATGGTTAAAGGGTGTGAGGGTGGTAAAGAAAAGCTAATTCATTTTGGTGCTAAAGGTTATGGGCACAACTACAGTGCAGCAGCTAGAAAAAGTTTTAAGGCTAGGCACAAATGTGGTACGGCAAAAAGTAAATTAACTGCAAGATATTGGGCATGTAAAAACTTATGGTCAGGTAAAGGTGGAAGCACAAAATCTAGTCCAAAAAATAGACAAGGAAAATATTAGTATATTTGTATCATGGGAAAATTTAAACAACTAGTTAAGAAGCTAATGTCGGAAGGTAAGTCTGAAACGGCTGCTAAAAAAATAGCCTATACTGCTGGCGTAAACAAGTATGGTAAAAAAGGAATGGCTAGAAAAGCAGCAGCAGGTATGAAGAGAGCTAGAAGAAACAAGTAATTAATTAAATAAATAAATATATCATGAAACAAGGTTACAACGCTAGACTAGATGAATCTCTAGGAGCAAAAAACGGAAAGAAGTCTCAGTCATTAAAAGATCGTAGAGACGAAAGTAAAGCAATGTCTAAAAAAGACTATGGTCATGCATACGGAGGAGATCATTCTATGAAGTATGAAAAACATTACCCAAAAAGTGTAAAAGGACATTTAAGTAAATTAATAAGAAAATAAGTATGTTGAACGAAAAATCTAGAGGATTAGGAGATACCATTGAAAAAATTACCACTGCTACTGGTATTAAAAAAGTAGTAGACAAAGTTGCTAAAGCAACAGGTAAACCATGTGGATGTTCTGAAAGAAGAGATTCGTTAAACAGAAAGTTTCCTTACAGTAAATAGTTAAACTTTAAAAATAAAAATAAAAATGATACCAAACGGAACAAAATTTCATGGAGTTGCATCCTTTGTACCAACAGAGAATTTAGGATCAGCTTCAGCAAACGCAATGAGAGATGCTTATACATTTCCTGAAGATTTCAGTGAACTTGTAACAATATCTTATAACGGAAAAATTATTAACCTTGGAGCAGGTAATAACAATCCATTTAACGGAGACACAGTAGAGTGGGGAGGAATCCAATCACCAACTAATCAAGCTTCTGCAATTATATTTCCATATGCAGTAAAAATTCAGTCTGTATATTTTAAAGCTGCTGCACCAATGACTGGAGCAAGTGCAGATTTTAATTATGTATTTAATCTTTACACTAGTTCAGATTTAGCAGCAGACCCTAACACACCAGGAACATGGACTCAATTAGGAGCTTTAGTTACTGAGTTAACTAATTCAGATAACAATACTGCACCAGGATTTGTGGAAGATTTAACTTCTCAAAACCTTACTATTCCTGCAGGAAGTATGTTTGCTATGGGGGGAATTGAATTAGCAGGAAGCATTACAGAAACTACTCTTGAAGCAGTAGTAGGAATTGTTGTTACTAAAATTTAATATTTAAAATATGTCATACCAGAAATTACAAACAAGCAGGGCAGTTGCAGTGATTCCATCTAATACTGATGATATACCTAGCATTTCTTCACAAAATGGAAGAGGAAATAATGGATGTGTTTTATATGTAGGGACTGGAGGAAACCTTAGAGTATTAACTGCAGGTGGAGATGACGTAACTTTTGCAGGATTTCCTAACGGAGGTTTTCTACCAGTAAACGTTGTAAGAGTTTATTTGACAGGAACTTCTGCTTCTGACATATTAGCACTTTGGTAGTATGTATATATCCATTGCAGTAGGTATAGGATCTTCAACATCCTCAGCAATTGGTGCAGGGGGAGGTGGTTCTCTGCCTCTAACTGACGCTACACTTAATCAAGCGATTACAGATATATTAGCTCAAGACCCCAATGGGGATTATGATTTAGCACCTTATGGCAAGATTCAAAATTGGAACGTTAGCCAAGTAACAGATATGTCGAGTGCATTTCAATCTAAAAGTACTTTTAATGGAGATATAAGTTCTTGGGATACGTCTAGTGTGATTACTATGAGTGATATGTTTAGAGGTGCAACTTCTTTTAATCAAGATATTGGTTCTTGGGATACAAGTAGTGTTACTACTATGCAAAGTATGTTTAGAGGAGCATCATCTTTTAACCAAGATTTAAATTGGAATACAAGTAATGTTACTACTATGGATGGTATGTTTTTGAATACTACCTCTTTTAACCAAGACATAAGTTCATGGAACGTTGGGAGTGTTATCAATATGCAACAAATGTTTCAAAATTCTGCTTTTAATCAACCTTTAAATAATTGGGATGTTAGTAATGTAATTACTATAAGTTATATGTTTAGAAGTAATTCTGTTTTTAACCAACCTCTTAGCAATTGGGATGTGAGCAGTGTAACTGATATGAGTTTTATGTTTCAGAATGCAACTTCATTTAATAAATCTTTAAACAGTTGGGATGTAGATAATGTTACAAATATGTTTAGCATGTTTGAAGATGCTATATCATTTAACGGAAACATTACTTCTTGGGACACTTCCAACGTGAACAACATGAAAGAGATGTGGAAAGATGCAACAAGTTTTAACCAAGATTTAAGTGGATGGGATGTGAGTCTAGTTACTAATTATACTGACTTTGATACTAATACACCAAGTTGGATATTATCCAAACCACCTTTTGTAAATCCCAGTCAATTAACTGATGCAACATTTCAAACTGCAATTAATGATATACTAGCTCAAGACCCTAATGGAGACTATGATCTTGTCCCTTACGGAAAGATACAAGATTGGGATGTAAGTCTAGTTACTAATATGTCTAATGCTTTTGTGTCTAAATCTACTTTTAATGGAGATATTGGTGCTTGGGACACTAGCAGTGTTACTACTATGAGTAGAATGTTTGGTCAGGCAACTTCTTTCAATCAAGACATTGGTAGTTGGGATGTGAGTAGTGTAAATGATATGTTTGAGATGTTTAGTGGTGCTCCTTTTAATCAAAACATTGGTAGTTGGGATGTGAGTAGTGTAGAAAATATGCGTGCTATGTTTTCATTCACTCCTTTTAATCAAGACATAAGTGGATGGGATGTAAGTAGTGTTACTACTATGTACTATATGTTTGCATTCAATACTGCTTTTAACCAAAACATTGGTAGTTGGGATGTGAGTAGTGTAGAGGATATGGGTTATTTGTTTTATAAAGCTACTGCTTTTAATTTTAGCTTAAACTCTTGGGATGTGAGTAGTGTAGAAAATATGGATTCTATGTTTAGAGATGCAGATTCATTTAATCAAAACATTAGTAGTTGGGATGTGAGTAGTGTTACAAATATGAGACAAATGTTTTATGGTAATACTGCTTTTAATTCTAGCTTAAACTCTTGGGATGTGAGTAGTGTTACTACTATGAAAGATATGTTTGGTTTTGCTACTATTTTTAATCAACCTCTTGATAATTGGGATGTGAGTAGTGTAAATGATATGTCACAAATGTTTTCCAATACTACTTTTAATCAAGATATAAGTTCTTGGGATGTGAGTAGTGTGAATAATATGCAATTTATGTTTATACAAAACAAAGTTTTTAATCAAGATATAAGTTCTTGGGATGTGAGTAGTGTTACAAATATGTCTTTTATGTTTTTAGTTACAAGTCCTTCTGCAATGAATCAAGATTTAAGTGGATGGAGTGTGAATCCAAATGTTACTAATTGTCAATCTTTTAGTGATGGAACTTCTTCAACTTGGACACAACCAAAACCTAATTTTACCTCCTGCACCCCATAGATAGGTTAATTATTTTTTACTTAACTTTGTTTGTATGAAATCAAGTATTAAAAGTTATTATGTTCAAACTAATTCTTGGTTGATTGACGTTCAAATGAATTATCAATACAAACATGTTTAGTAAAATGAACTTATCGGATATAAAACTGACTATACTTAATGGTCTTGCTTTAGTTGTTTCATTTAGTGAAATAGAAGCAATACTAAAAATAATATTATTAATAATTTCTATAGTGTATACGGCACAAAGAATTTATGCCAACTATAAAGAAAATAAATGACACACTTTAGCTACAAAGAATTTGATTCTCCAGATATGCCAGGAAGTGGTAATTTAATGGATGAGAATTTTTTAGAAATGCTTGATGAGGTTAGAGGTAAGTTTGGGAAGCCTATTATTATAAATAGTGGCTATAGAAGTGAAGATCATAATGCAAGAGTTGGAGGGAAACCCAAAACAGAAGGGTCACCAGGTTCAAGTCATATGTATGGATTAGCTGCCGATATTAAATGTGATAATAGCGTTGACAGATTTCATTTAGTATATTTGTTACAAGAAATAGGATTTCAAAGAATAGGAGTAGCTAAAACTTTTATACATGTAGACTTAGATTTTAAAAAATCTCAGCAAGTAATGTGGATGTATTAGTATGAAAAAAATATTAGATTGGTTTGGAGGTACTGTAGTCAAGGACATAATAGGTGGTCTTGATAAACTATTTACTTCTAAAGAAGAAAAAATTTTAGCTGAGAATGCTATTAAACAAATTCTCATTGAAAAACAATTAGAGCTGCAAAGAATGCAGACAGAAATAATTGTAGCCGAAGCGAAAGGAAATTGGATTCAAAGAAGTTGGAGACCAATTTTAATGTTAGCTTTTGGGTTTATAGTTATCTATGTAAAGTTTCTTGCTCCTTTGTTTGATTTAACAATACCTGAGCTTGAAAACGAGTTTTGGAATTTGCTACAAATAGGAATAGGAGGATATGTTATTGGTAGAACAGGAGAAAAAATGATGAAGTCATATTCAGATACAAAAAAATAATATTATGCCAAAAATTAGTTCATATAATACAGTTGCACCTCAAGGTGATGATAAGATAGTTATCACTCAAACAAATGGGACACCCACAGATGTAACTAAAAATATTACTGTCGATGGTTTAAAAACTTACATAGGACAAGCTGATGATATTCCTACACCCTATATGTATGTTTTAAAAAGACCATATGTTGATGCAACTACAAAAAATGATAAAGCTTTTGTTGCTATGCAAAAACCAATTGAAACAGATTGGTTAACTAAAAATCCTAGGCTTTTTATGTTTAGATATAGAAAGTCAAAAACTAAACTAATAGATTTTGGTGGTAGTTCTTCGTATATAATGAAAAAGCAAAACTTTATTCACCCTCCTCATAACAATGGAGAATATCAGAGAGCTAATTTCCCAGGTAGCAATTGGGCATCAAGTGCTCAAACTACCAATGGTGGTCTTGTGTTATTTCCTATTCCAACAGAATGGGATATAAATAGTGAATTAAAGATTGCTAAGACAGGGTCATTGATAACTGACTTTGCTTCGCTAAGACCTACTACATATATTGAAGTTCCTTTTAATCCTTTAGGATTTTTGTTTGATCTCGTAAATCCAACAGAAGTGACATCACTTCCTGCGACAACAACACTAGATTATTGGGGTACACGATTTTCAGTTACAAGACCTGCTAATAATGTGAATTATGATAATAATCCAAATGATTATCGTACCTCACAAATTATAATGAAATTTGCTATAGGAATACCAAACCCTACATGGACAAATACAAACCATGAGTTACCTTATATTTTTGGAAATTTATCAAATGCCGTAACATTAAAATATCAATATGATGGCAGTAATCCTAAAGTTGTAAATAATTACACAATAACTCAAGGGTCAACAGGTAATGCTCAAAGGTCTTTTAATTAAAATATGCGAGGAGCTCAATTAATATCACGTCTTTGAGAGGTGTGCAATTAGGAAGCCATCCTTGAGATGTTTCCAATTAGGGTCTCCTCTTCGCTTAGAATACCTCTGTTAATTCAGGGGTATTTTTTTTTCATTATATTTGTTATAAATTAAATCTAATTAAATGAATGATATTCGTAAGATAGCAGTTGGTCCTGATTACAAAGGAGGGGCTATGCACTATGTTGTTGGGCAAGAAATATTAAAAGGTACTTACAAAATACATCACATAAGATATGATGAAAATGTAGATGCTTTTAAAGTATGGATTGAATCTACATACAATAAAGAAATTGTTTTGTGGAAACAGTTTATTAATATGCCTGTATCTGTCGAATATAATATTAACTTCTAATGAAATCACCTTACCTATTTATAACTACTCCTTTAGACAATAAAAGATATAACAATACAAAAAATATAGGTGGAGTAGACTTTATAACAAGCACCTCCGAGGAAAATCACAAAGCATCTAATCGTATTGCTGAGGTGATAGCCACACCTATCGTTTATGATGGTCCTATAAAGCCAGGAGATAAACTTTTAGTTCATCACAATGTTTTTAAGTTTTACAATGACATGCAGGGTAGAAGAAAAAGTGGCAGGAGTTATTTTATGAATGATTTGTTTTTTGTTGAGCCTGATCAGTTTTATATGTATCATGATGGTAAAGAGTGGAATACTAATGGAAGGTATTGCTTTACAAAACCTGTTCCTACTGAAGATTATTATCTATATAAAAACACTAATGAAGAGCCATTGGTGGGTGAAATAAAATATAGCAATGAGTATTTACGTTCACAAAATGTAAATCCAGGAGACAAAATATGTTTTAAACCAGAAAGCGAGTATGAGTTTGAAGTGGATGGTGAAAAACTTTATCGAATGTTTGATCATCAAATAACAATTAAATTATGAAAGACAAACCTAAAAGAAAAAAAAGACCAAGAATTAAATATAATCCAAATGGCACTAGACCCACAAACTTTAAAGAAGAATATTATTCAGGCAGGAATGAAAGCCGTAGAGCAACTAATTAAAGTTGCTAAGGAAGATATAATTAAGCCAGACCCTGAAGATGAGTTAGCTGCTGATAGACTAAAGAATGCTGCAGCTACTAAAAAGTTAGCTATATTTGATGCTTTTGATATACTAACTAAGATAGAGAATGAAAAAAATTTAATGGAAATCGAAGAACGAGGTCCAAGTAAACTAGACACTAAACAAGGATTTGCAGAACGAAGATCTTCATAATTTATACAGAGTTATAGATAACTACATACCTAAAGGTATTCTTAAAAAAAAGAATAGAAATAGGTCATGGAAATATGGCTATGATGAAAAATATGATGTTGTTATAATTTCTAAAACAGGCGAGATAGGTGAGGTATATGAAATTAACGGACTTAGGATTGGATTACCTAAAGCTCCAGAGTCTATTCAAAAAGACAACAACAAGTGGGAAAGAAAAGAACCACCAAAGACAATTCTAAAAATACAATCTATATTTCAATGGAATGAGCATCCTAATACTTTTAAAGCTCAATGGGTGGACTATATTGAAAGTGAGTTTGATAAAAGAGAGCAAGGCTATTGGTTTATAAACAAGAACATTAGTACATATATAACTGGGTCACATTATATGTATCTTCAATGGACAAAGATTGATGTTGGTTATCCAGATTTTAGAGAGGCTAACAGAATTTTTTATATTTTTTGGGAGGCTTGTAAAGCAGACCCTAGATGTTTTGGCATGATATATTTAAAAATCAGACGTTCAGGCTTTTCATATATGGCATCTGAAGAGTGTGCAAATGTAGCAACAATATCTAAAAACTCTCGTATAGGAATATTATCTAAGTCTGGGTCTGATGCCAAAAAAATGTTTACAGACAAGGTTGTCCCAATTGTAAGAAACTATCCGTTCTTTTTTAAACCTGTTCAGGATGGTATGGATAAACCAAAAACTGAATTAGCTTTTAGAATTCCTGCATCAAAGATTACAAAAAAGAATATGTACAATGTTGATAATGAAGAGATGGAAGGTCTTGACACAACCATTGACTGGAAGAATACAGATGACAACTCTTATGATGGGGAAAAACTTTTATTACTAGCTCATGATGAAAGTGGTAAATGGCTAAAGCCTAACAATATACTAAATAATTATCGTGTTACAAAAACTTGTTTAAGATTGGGTAGAAGAGTAATTGGTAAATGTATGATGGGTTCGACATCTAACTCTCTTAGTAAAGGAGGTGAAGAGTTTAAGAAACTGTATTACGATTCTAATCCACATGAACGAAGTAACAATGGTCAAACCAAAAGTGGGTTATATTCACTTTTCATCCCTATGGAGTGGAACTTTGAGGGTTATATAGATGAGTATGGTATGCCTATGGATGATGTTATAGAGTATTGGAATAATGAAGTTGAAAGTTTAAAAAATGATCCTGACGCATTAAATGAGTTTTACAGACAATTTCCTCGTACTGAATCGCATGCGTTTAGGGATGAGAGCAAACAATCATTGTTTAATCTTACAAGAATATATCAGCAAATAGACTACAATGATTCACTTATACAAGAACACCATACAACTCGTGGCTCTTTTTCTTGGAAGAATGGAATTAAGGATACTGAAGTAATATGGACTCCTAACACTAGAGGAAGATTTTTAGTAGGATGGCTTCCTAAAAAGAATATGCAAAATAGGTACAAGAAAAATAACAAGGGAGATTTTTTTCCTTTAAATGAGCATCTTGGTGCTTTTGGGTGTGATAGTTATGACATATCAGGAACTGTTGGAGGAGGTGCATCTAATGGGGCATTGCATGGAATTACAAAGTTTAATATGGATGATGCTCCTAGTAATCAGTTTTTTTTAGAGTATGTAGCAAGACCTCAAACTGCCGAAATATTTTTTGAGGAAGTATTGATGGCGTGTGTTTTTTATGGAATGCCTATATTAGTAGAGAATAATAAACCTAGGTTATTATATCATTTTAAAAATAGAGGGTATAGAAGCTTTAGTATAAATCGACCAGATAAACTTAAACACAAGCTCTCTAAGACAGAAAAAGAACTTGGGGGTATACCTAACTCAAGTGAAGCAGTAAAACAAGCTCACGCAGCAGCTATTGAGTCTTATATTGAAACATATGTAGGACTAGTTAAAGAAGATGAAATGGGTTATATGCCTTTTAGTAGAACATTAGAAGATTGGGCAAAGTTTGATATTAGCAATAGAACTAAGTTTGATGCATCTATTAGTTCAGGTTTAGCAGTAATGGCTTGTCAAAGACACCTTTATCAACCTGTAAAAAAACAATCAAATATTATTGTTAACTTTGCTAGATATAACAATAAAGGAAATCGTAGTGAAATAATTAGATAAATGAAAGACGTAAAAATAAATGTTTCCTCTGTTGGGTTTCCAAGTCAGTTTGTTTCTGATAGTGAAAAAGCATCAGATGAATTTGGCTTACAAATAGGTCAAGCCATTCAATACGAATGGTTTAAGAAAGATGGCAACCAATGTAGATACTATAATCAGTGGAGAGATTTCTACAGGTTACGTCTTTATGCTAGAGGTGAACAGTCGGTTGCTAAATATAAAAATGAACTTGCAGTTGATGGTGATTTAAGTTACTTGAATCTAGATTGGACACCTGTACCTATTATACCTAAATTTGTAGATGTTGTTGTTAACGGAATGAACGACAGGTTGTTTGATGTAAAAGCATATGCCGAAGACGCTATGTCTCAAGCTCAAAGAAGCAAGTATCAAGATATGATACAAGGTCAAGCAGCAGCCAAAGATATACTTCAAATTGTACAAAAAGAAACAGGAGCTGACCCTTTTATTATGAATCCTGATGACCTTCCTCAAACTGATGAAGAGTTAAATTTATACATGCAACTTAAATATAAGCCTGCAATAGAGATTGCAGAAGAGGAAGCAATTAATACAATTTTAGCTGAAAACCATTATAACGATGTTCGTAAAAGAGTTGATTATGATTTAACTGTTTTAGGTATTGGTTGTACAAAACACGAATTTTTACCAGGAGCAGGAGTTGAAATTAAATATGTAGACCCTGCAAATATTGTTTACAGTTATACAGAAGACCCACACTTTAAAGATTGTTTTTATTGGGGAGAAATTAAAACTCTCCCAATTACTGAGTTGATGAAAATTGACCAGTCTTTAACTAGAGAAGATTTAGAAGAAATTTCTAAATACTCTCAGAGTTGGTATGACTATTATAATGTGGCTCAGTTCTATGAGAATGATATTTTTTATAGAGACACTGTTACATTAATGTATTTTAATTATAAAACCACTAAAAAAGTAGTTTATAAAAAGAAAATACTAGAAAATGGAGGATCAAAGGTTATAGAGAAAGATGACCAATTTAATCCACCTGTAGAAATGATGGAAGAAGGAAGATTTGAAAAGATGGAAAAAACCATTGATGTGTGGTATGAAGGAGTAATGGTTATGGGTACAAATATTCTTTTAAAGTGGGAACTTGCAGAAAATATGGTAAGACCTAAATCAGCTCAACAACATGCATTACCAAACTATGTAGCAGTTGCACCAAGAATGTACAAAGGTGTTATTGAGTCTTTAACTAGACGTATGATTCCTTTTGCAGATTTAATACAAATAACACATTTAAAACTACAACAAGTAATTTCAAGAGTTGTTCCTGATGGGGTTTATATTGATGCTGATGGATTGAATGAAGTAGACCTAGGTACAGGAAATGCTTATAATCCAGAAGATGCTTTGAGATTATATTTTCAAACAGGTTCTGTTATTGGTAGAAGCTATACACAAGATGGAGATTACAACCAAGGTAAAGTACCAATAAAAGAATTACAATCTAGTTCAGGTTCTAGTAAAACACAAATGCTTATTGCTAATTATAATCATTATTTAGGAATGATTAGACAAGTCACAGGATTAAATGAAGCTAGAGATGCTTCTTCACCTGATCCTAATTCTTTAGTTGGTTTACAAAAACTTGCAGCTTTAAATTCTAATGTTGCAACTAGACATATACTTGAAGGTTCGTTATATATATATAGAACTTTAGCAGAAGCTATAACTTATAGGGTGGCAGATATATTACAATATGCAGATTTTAAAGATGATTTTGCTAATGCTATAGGTAAATACAACGTGAGTATACTTAATGATATTAAAGACTTGTATATTTATGACTTTGGTATTTTTATTGAAGTAGCTCCAGATGAAGAACAAAGAGCTCAATTAGAAGCTAACATACAAATGGCTTTATCTAAGGGTGACATTAATTTAGAAGATGCTATTGATATTCGAGAAATAAAAAATATCAAACTTGCTAATCAATTACTTAAAGTAAAACGTAAAGCATTACAAGAGCAGCAACAACAACAAGTTATGCAAGCTCAAGCTATGCAGGCTCAACAAGCTTTAAAGTCTCAAGAAATAAAGTCTCAAATGGAAATGCAAAAGCAACAAGCTGAGATGCAAGGTAAGATGCAATTAAAACAAGCTGAGATAGCTTTTGAGATTGAAAAGCAAAATAATGAGGCTATGCTTAAAAGTAAATTAATGCAAGAAGAGTTTAATTATAATATACAACTAAGAAATATATCGGAACAATCATTAGCTCAAAGAGAGGTACAAAGAGAAGGAGCAAAAGCTAATAGAATTAGTCAAGCTAATACTGAACAATCAAAACTAATACAACAAAGAAAAAATAATTTACCACCAGTAAATTTTGAATCAAATGAGGATAGTCTAGATGGATTTGACTTGGCTGAATTCAATCCTAGATAATGTCTAAAATCGGTATTATTTTTTTCTTATATTTGTAATAATTAAATTTAATCATATGGAATTCAAAGTAAAAGAAGTAACAGTAGGGGAAGAAAAATCTACACAACAGGTAGAACAAGAGCTTTTAGACAAGCATGAAGAAGGTCTTCAAGAAGACCAACCTAAAGCTGAAGAGCCAAAAGCTGAAGAACCTGCTGAATTAAACGAGAAAGACGTTCTTTCATATATTGGTAAAAGATATAATAAAGAAATTAATTCATTTGATGAATTAATGAGTGAGAGAGAAACTCAGGAAGAATTACCTGAAGATGTCGCTGCTTACTTTAAATATAAAAAAGATACAGGGAGAGGAATCAAAGACTATGTAGAATTACAAAAAGATTTTGATGATACCAATCCTGATTCTTTACTTAGAGATTATTTACGTGTTACGGAAGATGGTCTTGATGAAGAGGATATAGAAACCTTAATGGATGACTATTCTTTTGATGAAGACTTAGATGATGAGGGTGACATAAAGAAAATTAAGTTAAAGAAGAAAAAAGCTATTGCTAAGGCAAAAGATTACTTTAAAGAAATGCAAGAGAAGTATAAGCAACCACTTGAGTCAAGGGGAATGCAGACTTCAAATGTCTCTGATGAAGAAATGGAAGGCTATAAGCAATACATTGCAGATGCGAAGTCTCATGAAGAAGAGACTACTAGAAAGAAAGAGTTTTACGACTCAAAGACGTTAGAAGTATTTACACCTGAATTCAAAGGTTTTGAGTTTAATATAGGTGAAGAAACAATAACATTTTCTCCAGGTAGTTTAGAAGATTTAAAAAAAAATGCATTAAATCCAGGTGGTTGGGCAACCAAGTATTTAGATGATAGTGGTCTTTTAAAAGATTCTAAAGGTTTTCATAGGAGTGTAGCAATTGCACAGAATCCTGAAAAGTTTGCTAAGTTTTTTTACGAACAAGGTAAAGCTAATGCCACAGAAGACGTAATGCGTAAGACAAAAAATATAAATATGTCAGAACGCAGAACACCTGAAGTGACAAGCAAGGGAGGAACACAATTTAAGTCTTTAAGCACAGATAGTGGTAGAGGACTTAAAATTAAGAGTATAAAAAGAAAATAATTAATTTAAAAAAATAAAAATTATGGCAGGATCAGTCCAAGCTACGCCAGGTTTTGATTTGCAACCAAGTTCGCATCAAACACCTTTAGCGTCAAATTATATTACTGACTTCAACTTTTTGAATCAGTATTTACCAGATACTTACGAAAAAGAATTCGAAAGATATGGTAACAGAACAATCTCCTCATTCATTAGAATGGTAGGAGCAGAAATGCCTTCTAACTCAGACCTTATTAAATGGGCAGAGCAAGGAAGATTACACACCAAGTACGTTGATTGTGGTACTGCAGCAGTAGTAGCAGGTGGAGAAGCAGTTTTCCAAGTAAATGACGTTCTTAACCCTGCAGGTTCAACTGTACAACCAGGTTCTGGTGCAACAGTTCAAATTGCAATTAGAGTTGGTCAAACAGTTGTTGTTGTAAACAATGATGGATCAGGTGAGTTCAAAGCTATTGTTATAGCAGTTGACCTTGCAAACAACCAATTCACTGTTGCATTCTACGATGCAGGTGGTTATACAGGTGGTTCAGGATTAGGAAATGCTGATGCAAGTGTTTTCATCTATGGTTCTGAATTTAAGAAAGGAACAAACGGAATGCAAGGTTCATTAGAATCTGACGATTTCATTTTCGAAAACTCTCCAATTATCATCAAAGATAAGTATGCAGTATCAGGTTCTGATATGGCTCAAATCGGATGGATTGAGGTTACTACTGAAAACGGAGCTTCAGGTTACTTATGGTACTTAAAGTCTGAACACGAAACTCGTTTACGTTATGATGACTATTTAGAAACTGCAATGATTGAAGCAGTTCCTGCTGAAGCAGGTTCTGGTGTTGCTACACAAGTTACTTCTGACCAAGTTGGAAACAAAGGTTCTGAAGGTGTATTCTATGTAGTGCAACAAAGAGGAAATGTATGGGCAGGTGGAAATCCTAATGCTTTAGCAGATTTTGATGCAATCATTTCACGTTTAGATAAGCAAGGTTCTATTGAAGAGAATGTAATTTTCTTGAACAGAGACTTTGGATTTGACATCGATGATATGTTAGCAGCTCAAAACTCTTATGGAGCAGGTGGAACTTCTTATGGTCTTTTTGACAATGATGAGGAGATGGCACTTAACTTAGGATTTACAGGATTCCGTAGAGGTTATGACTTTTACAAGTCTGACTGGAAATACTTAAACGACCCAACAATGCGTGGTGGAGTTGATGGTACAGGAAGCATCAATGGATTGTTAGTGCCTGCAGGTTCTACAACTGTTTATGATCAAATTCTTGGAAAGAACGCTAAGAGACCATTCTTACATGTTCGATACAGAGCTTCTGAAACTGAAGACAGACGTTACAAAACTTGGATTACTGGTTCTGCTGGTGGTGCAAGAACATCTGACTTAGATGCGATGGAAGTAAACTTCTTGAGTGAAAGAGCAGTTTGTACTTTAGGTGCAAATAACTTCTTCATCTTCCAAGATTAAGAATACCAACAAGTGAAAGGGGGTCTCTTTAAAGAGACTCCTTTTTTATAAATTAAATTAAATTATATCAAATGAAAACTACAGTACAGAGAGTAGACAAAGTCTACAAATTAACAAGAAATGCAGCACCTTTATCTTTCATGCTTGCAACTAGACACACTAGAAGATTCCCATTACTTTGGGTTGACCCTGAAACAGGAATAAACAGAGAATTACGTTATGCTAGAAATCAATCATCTCCATTTGTAGATGAACAAGATGATAATGCAATTATAGAGCCTGTTATTTTTGAAGATGGATTTTTAAGAGTTACTAAAAATAATCAAGTTTTACAAAAATTCTTAGATGTTCACCCCCACAATGGTGTTAAGTTTAAAGAATTAGATAATGCAAAAGATGCTCAACAAGTTGTAGAAAACATTAACATAGAGCTTGACGCAATGATAGAAGCTCGTTCTTTATCTATATCACAATTAGAAACTTTAACAAGAGTGTTGTTTCAAAAAGACCCATCTAGAATTAGTACGGATGAAATGAAGAGAGACATCTTGGTTTATGCTAAGAGAGAACCTGAAGATTTTATGTCGGTTATAAACGACCCTGTATTAAAGTTACAAGCAACTGTACATAAGTTGTTTGAACAAGGTCTTATTAAATATAGAAATAAAAATAAAGAAGTGTGGTTTTCTACCAAAACTAACAAAACACGACTATGTGTAATACCTTTTGGAGAAGACCCAATTTATATAGTGTCATCATATTTCCAATCTGACGATGGAATTGAGGCATTAAAAGTATTAGAGAACTTAATGGAGTAATTAGTTAATAATAATTTTTTTTGTGATTTATTAAGTAGGGGGGTCTTTTTTAAGACCTCTTTTTTTTTTGATTATCTTTGTGTAAATAATAGTTAGGATGATAAACGATATTAGAAATACAGTTTTAGCCGTATTGAACAAAAATAATTACGGCTACATCTCTCCACAAGATTTTAATCTATATGCACAACAAGCTCAAATGGATTTATTTGAGGATTATTTTTATGCATATAACTATCAGGTTAATAAAGAAAACCAAAGAACTTCTGGAACAGGATATGCTGATATAAAAAAAGGTTATGTAGAAGTTATAGATTTCTTTTCTGTAACTACGCCATTAACACCAATAGCACCAAATTATACACAGTATAATTTACCTTCATTAGCTACGACAGGTTCAGATTATTACTTAATTAACAAGATAATTATTAATAATACTTTAGTAGCTTCTGGAACTACAACAGGAAATGTTGGTGGGCAAAATAAAATAATAGATTCAAATGCAAACTTTACATCATCAGGTGTTCAGGTTGGAGATATTGTTTTTGTAGTCATAGCTTCAGTTCCTACTTATGTTACTGTAACGAGTGTTGATAGTAGTATACAACTAACTATTGAACCTAATGTTATAAATACGTTTCCATTAGCTTATCAAATATACAAAGGAAGCACCATCAAGGAAGTTGAAAGGGTGGAGCAAAGTAAAATTACTTTATTAAATATGTCTCCTTTAACTGCACCATCTTTGATGTTTCCTGCTTACACAACCGAAGGAAATGTTGCTACATTATATCCAACACCTGCATTAGGAACAGTTGTGACGAGTCAATATATACGCTATCCTAAAGTTCCTAAGTGGACTTATGTGGATTTAGGTAATGATAATGAACCAGTCTTTGACCAATCACAACCTGATTATCAAGACTTTGAATTGTTTCCAGATGATGCTACGGATTTAACAATGAAAATTTTACAGTATGCAGGAGTATCAATACGTGAAGCATCAGTTGTACAATACGCAGGAGCAAAAGAAGCTTCTGAAATTAATAGCGAAAAATAATTATGTCATACATTAGTCAATACCAATATTACGAGAATGGGGGAAATGCTCCAGAAGATGCTAATTGGGGATCATACCAATATGTATCATTGCAAGATATAGTTGTAAACTATCAATTAATGTATTCAGGTAATCATTCTTTGATAAATAATGAAGAAAGATACAAGATACTTTTTCATGCAAAGAGAGCTATTCAAGAATTGAACTATGATGCATTTAAAGAAATAAAGGTTTTACAACTTACTGTTTCAGAAGAACTTAGATTTATATTACCTTCAGATTATGTAAATTGGGTTAGAATATCTTACTATAAAGATGGTGTTATTAGACCAATGGTAGAAAACATTCAAGTAAATTCAGCTAGAGCTTATTTACAAGCCAATGATGCTAGAATACTTTTTGACCAAGATGGAAATGCTATACAACCTCAATACTCACCTTTGGATTTTGCTAGAATTACAGGTCAACAACCAAGTATTTATTTAAATAGTTTAAGTCCATATAATGGATTTTTAGGATATGAATATGAAGGATGTTGGTACTTTGACTTTGCAGTTGGTGCTAGGTTTGGTCTTAACACAGAAACTGCAAATGCTAATCCTACTTTTAGAATTGATAAAAAATCAGGAGTAATTAACTTTGATTCTACAATGGCTAATGAAAGTTGTATTTTAGAATATGTTTCTGATGGTATGGAAGGTGGTGATGATACTCAGATAACTGTAAATAAATTATTTGAAGAATATGTTTATGCATATATTAGCTATCAAATATTAGGTAGTAAATTAGGAGTTCAGGAGTACATAGTTAATAGAGCAAGAAAATCTAAATCAGCACTTCTAAGGAACGCAAAAATAAGATTAAGCAATATACACCCAGGAAGATTATTAATGAATCTGAGAGGTAGAGACAAGTGGATAAAATAATATGGCTAAACTTTCAAGAAACTTTGTAGCAGGTAAAATGAATAAGTCCGTTGACGAAAGACTCGTTCCAAACGGACAATATATTGACGCAGTAAATGTTAGGTTAGGATCATCTGAATCAACCGAGATTGGAGCAGTAGAAAATTCTAAAGGAAATACTAAGCTTACGAACTTATCATACGAAGGAGTTCTTTTAAGTAACCAAGCAAAGTGTATTGGTGCTGTAGACGATGGTGCTAATGATACTTTGTATTGGTTTGTAACTGACCCTGCGTTTGGTTCTACAAGTCCTTCAGGAAAGTTAGACTTAATTGTCTCGTTTAATGTAGTAACAAGCATTTTATCCTATTTAGTAATAAGTGTTTCGGATGGAGGTACATCATCACAAACAGTATTAAACTTTGATGATAAACATTTAATAACTGGAATTAATGTTATTGATGGATTATTATTTTGGACTGATGATTACAATCCTCCAAGGTTTATTAATATACTAAGAAGTTACCCAGACCCTTTAGGAAGTCCTTTGGTTGATGGTGGAGGTAATGCAAGCCTTTTAAGAGAGTCTTTGTTAGTTATCAAAAAACCACCTGCTAAAGCTCCAGAAATAGAGTTAACAGTTACTAGTGGTGGACAAGAAAATTTTTTAGAAGAAAGGTTTATATCTTTTGCTTACAGATATGAATACCAAGATGATGAATATTCTGCCGTTTCACAATTTACAGATGCAGCTTTTCAGCCTAAAGCTTTTGATTTTAGTGCAGAATCTTTTTTAAATGAAGGTGCTATTAATAGGTTTAATACTGCCGTTATAACATATAATTCAGGAGGACCTTTAGTTACTGCAATTGATTTACTTTTTAAAGACAGTGATGGTACTTTTATAAAAGTAATTGAAAAATTAAAAAAATCTGAATTAGGTTTAGCAGATAATACCGAATATACTTTTAATTTTAGAAATAGTAAAATATTTACCATACTCCCAGACTCAGAACTGCTTAGATTATATGACAATGTTCCTTTATTAGCTAAAGCTCAAACAATTATGGGTAACAGACTAATGTATGGTAACTATATAGAGAATTATAATTTAGTTGATAAAAACAATTCCCCTGTACGATTTGAGTATGTTACTGAATTAATAAGCGAGAATATAGGTCTTACTGAAATAGAGGATAATTTTATTCCTATTACATACAGTATTGATGGTTCGGTAGTTATTTCAGATTCAATGTTACTAATTGAATTAGATGTAGATTTAAAAGCAGGTGGTCTTTTAAGTATTGACGCAACTATTGAACATAGTGCTTTTAGTGGAAATACTCCAACTGAAACAAGTGGTTCATTAGAAGTTCAATTCAGTTATGTGTTGCCTCAAGATTTTAATAATGCATACGAATTAGCTAGTAGTTTAGATTTTCAAGAAAAGATAGGTATAGCTAGCAATATAAAACCTATTTTTAATATTGACCCACTAGTTGAAACTTCTTGTGATGGGGTTACATTTACTGACAATATTAACTGTGTTATCCCTAATATATTAGATGGTGGCTCTCCAACTTCTTGGACTAAATATGAAAGTGGTATTTCAGCAGTAAATCAACCTTTACAAATTATTGCTTCTCCTAGTTCTCCTAATGAAATTTCTATAGGATTAATTGCTATGAGAAGAGTAGACAATACTACAACTCCAACTCAAAGTGCCTATGAATATTTTAAATGGAGTAATGCAGAAGTTACTTATCAAGAACTTAGTAATACCAAAAGTCTTCATAGTAATAGAGATTACGAAATAGGTATAGTTTATATGGATGATTTTAATAGAGCTTCAACTGCTTTAGTTAGTCCATTAAATACTGAACACGTTCCTTGTAGCTTTGCTGACCTTAAAAATTTTATAAGGGTTTCAATACCACCTCAACAGAAACCTCCGTATTGGGCAACTAAATATAGATTTGCAATAAAACCTAATGCAGAAACTTACGAAACAGTTTATACCAATATATTTTTTACAGACCCTGCTACCAATGACACGTACTTTTTATTAGAAGGGGAAAACCAAAGAAAAGTAGAAACAGGAGACAGGTTAATTGTTAAAGCTGACACAACTGGTTCTTTGTTAAGATGTGCTTATGCTACAATTTTAGATAAGCAAGCACAAGAAAGAGATTTTCTTGACCCTTTACCAACTGATGAAAATGGAAAAGAAATAAATATTCCTTCAGGGACTTATATGAAAATAAAAGCTCAAGATTTTTCTACAGCTACAGGACCTGACCCTTTTATATTACCAGGTAAGCAGTCTATAACAGTAAGAGGAAATGATAACTATCCTGTACTTGCCTATAAAGGATTTGCAGAGCCTGATGATGCAGGTAATTATCAGAACCTTACTATTCCTGCAGGTAGTAGAATACAAATGACATTTGAATTCGAAAGAAGAGGACCTCAAAAAGGTAATAATGCATGTGAACGTAGAAAATATAATTTAGATGTTAGTTTAATTGCATCTACTGATTATGATGATATTATTGAGTGGTTTAATGGAGATAATATTCAATCAGTTTTAAATACAGGAACGCAAGAAGTTGGTGGTACTGGTGGAGATGTAGAGAATGTGTACATACCAACTACGGCAACATCTTCAAATCCATTTAATAGATATGGAATTACGCCTGCGTTGGGAACAAATTATTATAGATGGTTTCAACACCCTAATACTCAAGAGATACGTTTTATAATGTCAGGTACTAGAGCTTGTGGATCAACTAAGAAAAGAAGGTCTAGAGCTACTGCAACATGGCAAATATTTAGAGCTGAATCTACACTTGTATTTGAAACAGAGCCTACTGATGCACTACCAGATGTTTGGTATGAAGGTGCTCAAACATTTGACATTGCCACTGGAGGTTGTAAAACTGTGTTTCAAGTAGGTTCTAGTGAATCTAACCCAATTGCATTTGTATACACTTTAGATGGTATTCAATCTCAACTTGTTCTTCAGCCAGGAGATTCGGCAGCATCATGGACAGATTGTGGGTCTGCTATAATATCACCATCTACTCCACCTGATGACCCTGCAGATGTAACAATTACTAACACTCCATATCAAGATGTGCATCTTGGAAATGTTCAAGATCAAGACGCAACTAATCCTGCAATTATTGACACATCATTTTTTAATTGTTTTTCTTTTGGTAATGGTGTAGAAAGTTACAAGATTAGAGATTCAATAGTGGGAAAACCATTATTATTAGGTAATAGAGTAACAACTACATCTGCAGAAGATTATAGAGAAGCTGATAGGTTTGCAGACATTACTTATAGTGGTATATACAATGATGAAAGTAACGTAAATAAACTTAATGAGTTTAACCTTGGACTTTTAAATTTTAAAAGAACAGAAGAATCATTCGGTCCTATTGAAAAACTATTCGCTAGAGCTACTGACATACTTACATTACAAGAAGATAAAATATCATATGTACTAGCAGGTAAAAATTTATTATCTGATTCAGTTCCAGGAGGAGCTATTACATCTGTTCCAGAAGTTCTTGGAACTCAAATAGCTAGACTAGAGGAGTATGGGATAAGCTTTAACCCTGAAAGTTTTGCACAATATGGATTTGATAAATATTTTTCTGACCAAAAACGTGGAGCATTAATTCAACTAAAAGGTAGTGCATATTCTAATGAACAACTTACAGTTATATCCGATGCAGGAATGCGTTCATGGTTTAGAGATAAATTTATATCATCTCCTAATAATCAAAAACTAGGAGGGTACGACCCTTATATGGATGAGTATGTTTTTTCTATTAATGATGAGTTGCTTCCAATTGATGTGCCTTGTGTTGAATGTGGGATTAATCAACTATTAAATTTTAACGGAACAACTATTAATTATTGTTTTAATGTAGGAGATTTAGTGGGTGAAGTAACTATAACACTTAATGTTTCTGATTTAACTAGTGGTTCTCTTCAAGCACAAGCTGAATATGGAACAACACTTCAAGTAGTAAATTTAGTTAATGGACTAAACACAATCACAGTAATTAAAAATTTAGTTTTAACAGATACTCTAAACCTTACTTTTGATGGAACTGCGTCAGCAGTTATAGATTATACAGTTAGTTGTGTAGATGCCAAAGCATTAAGTATTGTACAAGTCTGTGTTACTAATAACTCAGATGCAGGTCAATTTATTCATAATCAATATCGATGGGTTGATGGACCATTTATTTCTCCATTACACCAAGAACAAATTGAATTTTTGTCATCTCCAAACTCACCTAATGTATCACAATATAGTACAGTTGCAGGTGTTCAAGGTGCAGGAGTTGTTCCTGCTGATGGAGCAATTGTTTCGATTATTTCGAATAAGATACCACCGACAGATGATTTTGTTTTTGTAACACCACCTATGAATTTTAAATATTTAAGGTCAGCAACGTTATATTCAAATACACCTGCATCAATACAAACATTGTTAAACGCTTCTACTCAATTACCAGTAAATTCTTCAGGAGCACCAAGTACATACTTGGGAGACTTTATAATGCCTGCAGGAACGTCTGGTGATTACTTGTATTTAATATATGATTACAGGTCTCCTGTTTTTGCAGAGTTATGTTACTCAACTGTAGATTCTTTGGATTCGTGTTGTGGTTGTTCAGAACCTGATACTTTTATAGCTACACAATGTAGAGCTGATGGGGTTGTGCAAACTGAAACAGTTCAAGGCGTATATACTACAGGGGAATTAGTTACTATTAATGCATGTACTTATGAAATTGGAGCAGTAACACCAACGGCAGCGACTGCAACTGTTACTGCTATATTACCTTCAGGTACGACATGTGAAGATATTTGTCAAGAATATCAACTAGAAGAAACTAATGGAGTTGATACAGATGTTGACTACATAGATTGTAATGGAGATTCAGTAACGGCTACAGTTCTAGCAAATGATGATTTGGTTATTTGTGCTCAAGAGATTTCTGCAACACCAGGAATTATTATTACTCTTGAAGATTGTGAGTGTGATCCTATTGCACCATTCTTAATAGCTGAAAGATGTGTAATAGATTGGAGTACAAATGGTTTTAATCAAGTTACTATAGTAAATAGTGGTCTGTTTAATATCGGTGATTTAATTACTATAAATGAAGATGCAGACTGTACGTATGTTGTTGTTTCTGAAACAAATGCTGGTCCTGCAGACGCTACTTCTACAGGATTAAGCACTGCTGCAGATTGTAGTGAAGTATGTAATTTTTATACAGTAACTAATAATGCTTCAACAGTTGATTTTATATATACTAATTGTAATGGTGTAGTTATAAATGAAGATATTAAAGTAGGAAATTTTAAAAATATATGTGCTAAAGATGCAGCACCACAACCTGATTTTGATTTAGTTTGGACAAGTTGTGAATGCCCTAGTAGTGAACCTTCTAAGGTAATTGTAGAAAGATGTGAAACACCAGGTATTACAAGTCCTACCACATATATCGCAAATAATTCAAGTTACACTGTAAGTGATATAGTTCAAATTGACAACGAGCCTGATTGTAAATTTAAAGTAATATCATTTACTGAGTTTGGAACTGTTAATACTAACATAATAAACACTTATCCAGGTGAAGATTGCAGTGACGTTTGTAATGAATATACACTTACAAACACCATAGGAGGTAGTATATCTGTTAATTATATAGATTGTAATGGATTATTAGTAAAAATAGATGTTAATAGTCCAGTAGTTGAAACTATTTGTGCATCGTCAATTACTCCTAAAACAGGAATAGATATAGAATTTGTGACTTGTGATTGCAACCCTGTTCCTTCAAACTATTCAATTCAAGAATGTGTTACTAATGAAGTTAGAACAGTGACATCTTCTATTGCAGTTTCAGTTGGAGATAAAGTAGAATTACTAAGTGGGGATGGTTGTAAGTGGACAATAACAGGAACTACTGTAAACATTGCTACTGATGATATAATTGCATTAACTTCAAATCAAGTTTGTGTTTGTAACTCATATACATGGGAAAATAATACTGGAAGTAATTTAACACTTGAGTATGTTGATTGTGTTGGAACACCTGTTTCTCAGACACTTATTCCTACTGAGGTTTGGAATGCTTGTATATCACAACTTATTACTAATGATGGTGCTACAGTAATTAGCGTTACATGCACTTGTTTTTAAATTAAATAACTATGAAATACACTAACAGTTGGAAATCAAACGCAAAACAAAATGATAAATTAGATTTTATCCTTAGAATTGGTAAAGTAACTTTTATTAAATTTAACGTTGATTTTGGAAAAAAGAAATTTATATTCACATTATTAAATTTTGGAATAAAAAATTAATATGGCAGTAACAGGAAATTATTATTTAAACGGACCTACATTAGGATTATCCACTGCAGTATTTACAGATATTGATTTAACTGTATGTGCTCCAGATGGATTTTATTCTGATGGAACTATTTCTAGGGAACAAGTTAATTGTGTTCTTCTACCTCAACAAGTTTGTCCTAATTGCATTGAGAATCCTATAACACTTGAGTATAATGTAACATCTGCTTTGGATTTATTTTGTGTATCAAGTGTACAGGTTACTGCTTATATGGCTTTAGGTGATACATTTCTAACTGCTTCACAAATATTTCAAACTAATTCTTTAACCACTCCTATGGCTGATGGTTTTTACAAAGAAATAGGTTCAAATATTTATCGTGAAAATTCTGGAAGTAACTTACAAATTCAGCAACCTGGACCTGTTTGTCCTCCAACAAGTCAATTATACCTATCAGGAGTAGCTATACCTTGTAGTACTTTTTGTACTAATAATTATAATATAGTTATACAGAAATCTACAGTTAGTGGTAATGACTACTATAGCTTAACATTAGGTGATGAAATTGTAGGAGGATTAGTTGATGGATGGTATGCCTATTATTTTGAAACTTCGTCTACTAGTGCTCCTGCTAATGGTTGGAGGGTAATGGAAATACAAAGCAATCTTGTTACTGATATTTTAGCATGTGATGCATCTAATAACTGTCAAAACCTTTAAATTATGGCTGGACCTGTACCAATACCAACATTAGAATCAAAATATACCTTAACATATGATGATGGAGTAAAAGGATTTCCTTCTTTTTATACCTACTATCCTGATTGGATTCAAGGTATGAATAATTACCTATACACTTTTAAGGGAGGTAATATTTATAGACATAACACAAATGAAACTAGAAATAATTATTATGGAGAAGATTTTTCTTCCATACTAACATCGGTGTTTAATGATTTACCTTTAGAGAATAAATTATTTAAAACTTTAGAGTTAGAGTCTGATGCATCGTGGAGTGCAACTGCAGATAGTGATCAGCAGATTGGGAACTTTATTAATGAAGACGAGTTTAAACTTAAAGAAGGAAACTATTTCGGATATCTTAGAGCACAAAATTCAGAGCCTGCAAGTGCAGCTCAATATCCTTTAAGGTCTGCCAATGGTATTGGGAACAACACAACAGTAAATACCTTATCTCCAAATAATGTAATCATTAATTTTAGCACAGACCCATATGTAAACATTGGAACAATATTAAGTATTGGTGATTATTTATACATCAAAAGTGGCTTTACAAATCAAGTTACTTTAATTGGAGAAGTAAAAGATAAGGTTGTTAATCTTCAAAGTGGAGAAAATTATTTGATAGTTGATACCACCATCACAGATTCTGCTGGAACTCCAATAGGTAATTTACCACCTACTAGTCCAAGCTATTATTTTTTCATAAAGAATGGTACTGCAGAGTCTCATGGTATATTAGGTCACTATGCAGTATTTACTTTAACCAATAATGATACAGGTGCAGTAGAGTTATTTGCAGTTGGATCAGAGGTTATGAAATCATTTCCATAAAATTAGTATCTTTGAAGTAAAAGTATATTATATTAAATGAATAGCGAATTATCAGTTAATTTTATAAAAAAACTAGAGGTATTACAAAACATACTTATAGAAAGTGATAATGAACAAACATTTGGAGATGGTAAAAATTTAGTTAACAATGAACATTTTCCAATAACAAACAATTTTTCTGATGGATTATATATGCGTCAGATGAAAATGAAGGCAGGTAGTATAGTCATAAGTGCCATACACCATACCAATCATTTTTGGTTTTTATTGTCTGGAAAAGTTATAGTGGAAGCTGACAACGAAACTGTAGAACATATTGCTCCATGTTGGTCTCACTCTTTAAAAGGAACTAAAAGGTTAATTAAATGTTTAGAGGATTGTGTTTGGATAAATATAATAGCTAATCCAACAGATACTAAAAACATAAAAGAAATAGAAAAAAGTTTTTTTTCAATAACATTAGAAGAATATAATAAAAAAGAAAAATTATGGCAGGATTAGTAGTAGCAGCAGGCATAGGGGCTGGCGTACAAATAATAGGTGGTTTAATTAGTGGCAAAAGAGCTAAAGATGCAGCAGCTGCCGCTA